AGATAAAAAATTCTATGTAGATTATATTTTTTCTTAATATCTATTTGCACCAAACTATTAGGAACTCTTGTGAAATACTCTTTACTTGTATTCTCTATAAAATTATTATCCATTGGAACAAAATCATCAAAATTGAATTGAAATGAGTTTCCTAAGTTAAAATTTGCATTATTATACCCATTAGATACGGTATCATATTTAGTTATATAATATTTTTCAAGATTACGAGCATCTTTGTATGACAGATTATCCTTTATAATCTCGTGAGAAAAACCATCATCCCAACCATACTTTTGAATATCCTTATAAAATTTCTTGTTAGCTTTGTAACCATTTCCGTTATTCCATCTTTCCTTAACAGGTTTCTGAGTAATGCCGATATATTTCTTACCATTGTTAAGATTAGTATGTTGATAAACTTTATAATTGTTAATAATAATTCCTCCTTTGTTTTATCCTTAGTGATACTTACGAGAGTTCAGTTGACATCCACTGGTGGACGTCTAATTTTAAGAAGTGTGAATTTAGACATCCACTGGTGTACCTCAACTGAACTGAAAGAAGATATACAACAGTTTAAGAAGACAGACTATTACGAGTGGAATTTCGCATAGCTCAATTCTCACTCGTTAAATTACATTTTTTTTGTTGTGTTTATGTCTTGTTTAAATCTTATCTTCTACATATGTTATTCTCTGTTTAATTACTGGTCTATCAAACAATGTTTCTCTTTTAAAGTTTTTGATTTGTTCTTCTGTTTGTAATCCATATTTAATAAGACTACTATCTATAAGTAATGTTAATGCGTCTCTTAATTGAGTATGATGTTCTATTGCGTCCATTGGATAACATTCATCTTTGAGTAAGTTATTTTCATAGCAATAATCTTCATGAATTTGATTTATGTCTACGTCATATGTATCCTCAAGTTCTTTATATATACTTGAATATAACTCACTTCTCGTGCAGTCAAAGTATTCCATAAGCATTTTGTATTTGGGAGCAATCTTCTTATACCATGCTGATGGATATCTTCTTGATGATAGATAACGATTAGTTTGTGTTTGTTCTATCTTTTCTAATCTTTCAGTTATAGGTTGCAATGCAACGGTTATTGCATTTGAGATACTTTCTGCTAAGAATTCAGCATTTATGTCATTTGTAGACTTCTTATCTATGAATACAGATGCTAATACATCTGCACATTTGTCTTGGTATAGTTCTAATTTTGTTGCTAATTCTGGTTGAGTTTGTTTCATTTTTGGTGTAATGTTTATTTTGGCTAATGCAATAGGGAGTTTGCGTTGTGATATGCAATAAGTATCTTGGTTATTTGAAAAGGAGTGGTCTTTTTTAATCACCCCTTCATTTTCATTCGTAGGGATATTAAAAATAGTAATACCTTTTGAGATTACAGAATCTTCAATCCATTTCTCACGTCTTCTACGGATTGAGTCTTTATCTTTAAATCCTATACCTTTCAGAACTGCATTGATAGAAGTATAAATTTCGCCGGTTGCGTTATCTTGAACTGCAATGAGTTCATCTCCATAAAAATCAAAATTTGTTGTTTCTAATGCTGTGTTTTTCATAATATCATTCTCCTTTGTTTTCTTCTTGGCATAATTCCATTGCAAGAGTGTCAAATATATTCTTTGTCACTGTATTATTCTCCGTTTGAAGATTAAGTTTTCTATTAAAATTATTTATATACATAATTAAACTTAACTTCAATAATTCTAATCGACTAATTTTGTTGTATTCGCAAATATAATCAATAGAATCTTTGTACTCCTTTGGAAAAATGTAATTAAATATATCATGTATTTCATTTAATTGTTCAGCCGCCTTGTTGGTTGTGTTTATATATTCTTTTAATAATTGGTTATAATCATTATTAGAAGGAACAGGATTTTCCATATAGTTAGAAAAAATAATATTTGCAAATTTATGTATGTTTTCAATTTCTTTTTCGATTTGTTGTGAAGAAGGAAAGTTAAAATCAAAATATAAATTGTTTAAATACTCTAAATATAAATCAATATAAGCTTTATCAAACCATTCATGCTTAGAGTCATTTCCGCTTATATTATAATTTTTAAAATATTCTTTAAAATTTTTTTCGATGTCTAACGTATTCATACATAAAGGCGAAGCATATAAATACATTATTTTTGTTTTTGATGGAATTAGTTGTCGATTAATTTGTTGCAATCTTTGATATAAATTTTGTGTAATTCCAATTTTACATTGGGCAGTGTCACATATCATCAAATATACAAAACCATACGATTTAGAACATTTCGTAATATGAGGACACTTTTGATATTCTTTTTTTGAATAAATAGATAGTTCTTGTGGGAGTAATTTTGTCATGTGAGTATTTGTCAATGATGATATAGTATTTAATTTTGTTTCTTTGATTGTTTTCATAATAATCTCCTTCGTATTAATTTTGTTTGATTAGGTTTCTATGTATATATTCTCTTTTTGTTTTTTCATTTTGTATAATGTTTTTTTGGATTAGGGAATAGTTCAAAAAAATTATTGACTATATTAACAATATCTATTGAGGATATTCTCCATTGAAATAAAAATGATGAATGATTTTAATTTTATGCACAAAAAAAGACACTCGAAAGTGTCTTATATTATAATATTATTGTTCTTTAATATTTTCAGCCATTAACCAATTAGATTCAGGTTTTGCAATAAGTCTTGCATCTGTATATGCCATTTGCATAGAAAGACAAGTTGTTGCTTGATAATATCCACTTTTCATTAAATCCAAAACTAAAGCTACATCAGGATTATCATCTTTTCCAAAACATAAAGGAACAAGAAGTTGTATTTTGTTTTGATAATAGTGGGGAACGGCTAATTTATAGTTTGCAATTACTTTTTGTATGGCGGTATCTATAACTCCTTTAAGAGTTTCAAGCGGACGTTCACTATTCTTTATTGAATTGGGCAATCTATTTGATGTATCCAAATCGTCAAGAATATGTTTATAATTTTTATTGACCTTTAAATGCCAGTTAAATACAAGTCTTGATGGATCAGAAAAATAATCGGCTCTTTCAGGGAATTCTTCTACAATATCCAATATTCCTAATTCATAAGTATCTTTAAATCCTTTAAAATACCATCTTGATGCCGCTGTCGATTCATTTCGGTTTAATTCACCGTATGCGTATATTGGCTCATAATAATGAGAAAATAGTCCAGTATTAAATACACAATATGAATCAGTCTCAATTATTTTATCTTCTTCTTGGAGTTTGTTAAATGTGTATTTTAAATAATTTTTTAAAATAGAATAGTCATCTTCATCTTCAAAACTCCATTTCTCAGGGAGGGCTTTTTCTGCAAGTTCTTTAATTTTTGCGTTGTAATCTCCCCAATACATATAATCGTAAATATCTATAGTTTCCATATCACAAACTTCTCCTTTATTATACTTTTTACATATTATATCATAATCGTCAGCATTTGAAAAGGATTTTTCTGTTTTTATTATGTGACTGATTTCAAATTGTGAAAAATGTTTTTGATAATATTCTGCCCAATAATTGTTGATTAATAATTGAGGTTTGATATTTATGTAATTGTATAATTTATTTTCGGCGATTTCACGAATTTTGTTTCCGTGAGAAGTATTAATTATAATCGTGCCGGTATAACCTGTTTTAGGGTTTGTAATTTGTATTTCATATTTATTCATGTAAAAGCCTCCTTGATTTTTGATTATATATGTATATTCTCTTTTTACACAACAAGATAAAGTATCAAAATTCATTTTTGTCAGATTTTCTTTGCAAATTTGACTGAGTTTCTTCCTATTTATATCGTGTTTTATATATGGGGTAGGATGTATATTTATATTCTCTATTTAGGTGATTGATAGGAATTTTTAGACAATAAAAAAGAGCTATAATGAAATATGGCTCTATTGTCGAAGTCGGTGTAAAATTTTTAAGTGTTAAAAATGTTGGTTCGGTGAAAGAAAGTAAGTGAAATAAATTCGAAATGATTTTTTGCTAGAAATACAAGGGGTTTTGTGATGTGATAAAGGTTGGATTTTAAAATGCGAGATGAGTTGTTTCTGATAAAAGTAATGTGGGTTCGTTAAAGGGTAGTTTTTATTGGGGATTTTGTGATTGGGGATTGGAAGAGAGGTGGAAGATGGTGAAAATAGGTGGGTTTAGAGACGATAGTGAATTTGGAATTTGATAGATTTTTGTTGGGAAATTCATCGAATTTGCTATCGAACGACTTACCGATTAGAGGTTGTTGGTTTGGGGAGAGGGAAAGTAGTGATTTTTGTAGGTGGGGGTTGAGAATTTTAAGTGTCGTGTGAATGGAACTGCTATGGTCGTTTTTCAGCAATGGATTCCTATTTCAAATGTAAATATACCCCCTCATTTTAGCATATTCCAACACTAAAAAACAGTGTAATATACATATATTATACTGTTTTAACTGTATTGTATTTATATTTTTTTCTGAGCATCAACTGCCACCGCCGTAACTGTTTATTTTCTGTTGTGCCGTCAATAAAAAATTAAAAGTTTATTCGATGTTTTGGGTTCGTTTTATCGAATGTGATTTTTTGTTATCCTAAAAAATTTTAATTGTACAAAATCTAACATTAAATAATCTGTATAAACCATATCAACATAACAAATTCATATAAAAATCAATCAAAAACGGCACTACAACATAATTAAATTAATTGTACAAAATCTAACAGCACCGCCCGGCACAATAAAACATCACATCGTATCAGTTATACAAAATCTAACTATTATATTATTCTGTCCGCAAGCTCAACAGCTCAATCAATCATTATCAATTATTATCGGACTTCATTAATCCTTTTTCTTGCAAGTCCTTTTTGATTAAATTTATAATATATCCATTCTTTGAGAATCCATTATCTGTAACGTATTTATTAAAAATCTCATAGTCGGCTTTTCGCATTTTTATTGTAACTTTTTTACAGTTTTCGGCATCCCACTTTTTATTATATTTTAGTTTATCGTATTTTTCTTTAATTTCAGGCATAATCAAACAAACTCCTTAAAATTTTTTTATTATAAAACAATTAATAATGTATATACAATATGATGTGTTTTATATACATTTTAAAGACTTAGCATACAATATATTGTGTATACAACGTGCACAGTAAACAGTCTGACTGTTTGTGCATTATTACTATTTACAACACAGTCTGACTGTGCTATAATATATTTAAAGATAAGGGAAATAAACCTTATACATAGTCAATAGACATATTGACTATGTACATTGTACAAGTAAATAACCCCTTAACATTTATAGCAGTATCAATAAGTCTGTAAATGGTGATATAAGCCGTGTCAATAAGTCTTATATCTTTAAAAATAAAAAAGGCTTTAACACTCCA